GCAAGTGCCTTTTCAACTTCGGCTAATGCTTTTGCTTTAGCCTTTTCCTCTTTGGCCTGCTCTTTGGCTTTGGCGGCTGCCTCTTTGGCGGCTTTATTTGCCTTTTTTTGTGCCTTATCCATGCCTTTGGTCGAACCCGTAACTTTGCCGACGGCGCTTGCCACTTCATCAAGGCCCACAAGGTCCGGGACGTAATTGACGTCTAATAAGCCATTTCGTCCCTTGCTTCGCATAACGTCGCGGGCTTCCATTACTGCATTAGATACACGGTTAATTGAATTAGATGCGTTAGCGGCTGACTGATTAAGTTTGTTCATCCAAACTACGCCACGCCCATAACTTACAAAACTACCCTCGGTATTATCTGCCGTCAGTTTTGTTTGCTTGCTCAATAAATAAAATGCGGTTACCAATCCGCCAACGACTGCGGCGACTGCAACGAATGGATTTAGTAGCATTACGGCGTTTAGGACTGCCATGCTTGCGGCGGCGACTCTGGCCCCTGCCGAGGCTAGTAGCTGTGAAGTGTTGTAAAGGATTAACGCAACCGTTGATTTTTTGTAGGTTGCTTCCGCAAGGGTTTGAGCTGCGACAACTGATCCAGTCGAGGCCGCAAAAAATAGACTTGCAACTTTGGCAATAGTCATAACCGTCGTATAAGTCTTAGTTACTGCGATTGAAATTTTAACTGCTGTGTTTAGAGCTATGACGGCAGCTGCGGCAATAGCAATACCCTCGGCAAACTTCAAAATTGTTCCGGCATTGTCTTTAATTTTTGGAGCCCATTTTGCAAGTGCGTCGGCGGCCTGTGTTACGAACGGCAGTAAGCCATATCCAAGAGACTCTTTAGCCTCATTGATTGCAACGTCTAAACGCTTTAATGATCCATCCGCTGTTTTAGCAGCTGTATCGGCGAACCCGCCATACTTTTTAGTTAATTCGGCAGTAATGACGGAAAGATCGCCCGACTTCAAAGTCGCTTTATCTATGCCCGTGCCAAGTTTTCCAAGTGCAGTAGTTGACCCGTCGTAGGCCTTTCCTAACGCATTTGTCACGGCTTCCAGCGGCTTAGATGTGGCCGCCGATATGTCTAGGGCTAAATTAAGTAACTCTTGAGCTTTAGCGATGTCGTCAGTCGAACGCACTAAACGCGCATAAGCCGGACGCAATTCATCGTCAGTAATGCCAACGGCCAATGATGTCTTTGTGATATAATCCTCGACGCTTTTAACTTGTGCGTCGGTGGCTCCCGTTAACGATTGGAGAGTTTTGGCCAATACGGCGGAGGATTTTTGATCCTCGGCAGCTGAAATCGCAAAATCTTTTCCAGCAACGGCAAGCGCACCTAAGGCAACTCCAGCAACTAAGGATGCTTTGTTTAGACTTTTGTTTAAGCTTTGGAGTTTTGTTTCAGCTGTGGCGATACCTTTGGAAAATCCGCTTGTATCCGCCCGGAGCATGATTGTTAGTGGACGGCCTATGCCTTTGGTTGCCATTAGTAATCACGACCCCTATTCCAGTTATCAACCAGTTTATTAGCCGTCTTAGTCCATTCGGCAAAGGCGGGCTCGTAGTATTTTGCTTCGGCTGCGTCGGTCCAACCTGGACGAATACCTTGTGCCCAAAATTGAGTCTTGCCAGATCGCGCCATGTATTGCCCTTGAATAGTTCCAAAACGGATCATATTGGTAGTGGCTCCGCCCGAATAAACGCCTCGTCCAGTATTGGCTCTTGGATTAGTTACGTTGCCTCGGGATGAAAACTTATTTGAGTTACCAATCCGAACCGATGGAATACGATCCTGTTTTGTACGGATAGAGGCGTTTAACTTTGTGGCATATAACCCAGCGTGCGAATTTATGGCCGACTTAAATGCCGGGACCATTATTTCCTCGGCGATATAGCCCGCTTCACGGCGCATGTCACGATTAGCGGCCTTTTCAAGACTGCCTAAAGAGTCGAGTATCTCTCGGATGTCCCCGTCATAGATAAATATTCCATCATCCATGACTATCTCCTTTTCGATAACTCGATCCGTACGTCTTGGATCGTTTCCAGTATTTCCCAGTCGAGCTGATCGATAGGGATCGTGACTATTCCTGCGACGGCAAGATCGGCGATGGTTCGTCCGATACTGCCGCTTGGGTGGGGTTTGTCTCGTCGATACCCACTAACTCAATCTCGTCGAGTTCGTCGGCCCAAACATCAAACTTGTCGTCAGTTTGCTTGGAGCGATTTAACACACTCCACGCCATGACCATTAAGTCCTCAAATCCCATATTGACTTTTATTGTTTCCTCACCATCTACGCGACGGACCTCATACAAGTCGGTCATTTTTGACTTCGTCATACGTTCCCACTTCATAAGGTCCGCCGGTAGTGTGACGAGAGTTAACTCGCCGTTTTTTTGGTGATTTATCTTGATTTGGATTTTCATTTTTTGGTCCTGTCTGTTTAGTTATGCTCGGGAAACTGCGCCGTCTACGACAACGAATGAAACCGAAGTAGTGAGCGCGTCAGTAGCTGCGCCACCTGCTGTTGGCTGAATTGCAAATACTGATCCAGTAAATACCGAGCCATTAGCATCGAAGCTGAATGAGACCGGTGTGTCTGGACCTGAACCTGCGGCGTCAAATAATGCCTCACAAACTGATGCAGGACTTACGCTGCCCCAGTCCTGGTACAACTCGACGTCTAGGGTTGCTGTGTAATCGATTGTCTTGTACGCGCGACCCGCAAGGGTTTCCAATACTTGCTGGTTTGGTACAACTGTCAGGGTTACAGATGCGGCGACGTCATTGTAAACGTCACTATCTATGGTTAAGGATAAATCCCGCCCCGTTACATACTCTACTGCCATGATGGCTCCTTAAATAGTGACATCAATGGTGATGTCGGTTGTTAACAAATCGGTTGGTCCGACTTGCACGATTTTTGGTTGGGTGAAATCTCCAAGTCCAACGCCGTTAGGCAGGTTGGTTAGTACGGTGGAGATCATAGTTTCAAGATTAACTAATGCGGCTTGATTATCGTTGGCCGCAACGCACAAAGTAACGTCAAAGTTTCCGCCTAGTCGCGGTGAGCTGCCAATGCTTTTAATTTCGATGTATGGCGATCCCGGCACTAATACCACACATGGGGTTGACATGTTTTCGGCGGGGTAACTATAAACGATGTATCCGGTTGCTTCAAGTGCTGTCTTTAGGGCAGTCCGAGCGGTAGTGATGTCTGACATTATCCGACCATGCTGTCTGGGTCACGATAGCCCGAAATAAGCCCTGCAACGCGTGAGACGAGACTACGTCCCATTCGGTAAGGAATACCCGGAGCGAATGTTGCATCGTTAGCGATGCCCTGTGCGCTTTGTCGAGCATTCCATAGGTCAACTGCAATCATCAACGCGGCCTCGCGTATCTGCGGAATATCGTCAAAGTAAGTCTCTTGGCCCTCAAGGATGCACTTGCCATCGGGTTTGTTCAAACGGTAAGTCACGTCGGCATGGGTAATCGTTGCCTGAAATTGATTTGTGAAAACTCGGGTGATCGTGTGGGTTCCGTCAAATGGCACTCCAACGCGATCAATGGTTACTTGCTGACCAACGCTATATCCATGAGCTGCGCGAGTGTAAAATCTGGCAAGATTGCTTCGTATTTCAACGGCAACAATTCCAGCGCGATGCAAGTTTAGGAAAGACTTAAGGACCAATTCGGCGGAGTCTATCACGCCTTGTAATGTCTCGTCCGGGTAGATGTCGCCCACGCCCAAGACGGCCTTGAAATCGTCTATATCGATGAGTGACATTATTACCTTTCGTAGTGGGTGTCTTGGGGGACGTTCAGGACCAAACGCCCCCCAAGACGGGGGATCGACTAGTTAACGGTGATTTCCCGTGTAGCAGTCGGGTACTTGTTGGCTAGTGCAACGAAACCATATACGGCAATTTCAACCGTCATAGTATCGATTACGTTAACGCGAACCTGTGCGGTTCCGCTTTCGTAAAATGCTGCATAAGCGGCTGGGTATGCGTAAAGATCGGATGCGCCGATGTTGTAATCGACGACCAAATCTAGGCCCATAACATTTCCGCGAGTAAATACGTTAGTACCTGCCGCGTTAGTTGTGTTGCCTACTGCATTGAACAATGGGCGACCTGCTCCATCCACCTCGGATAGTAATGCGGCGTAGTGTGTTGAACCTGCAACTAAACGATTTGGATTGAAACGCATAACGTCGCCGCTATCTGCGATTGCGTCTGCGATTGCTGCAACGTAGCCAGTTCCAGACGATGCGCCCGCACCGATTGTTCCCTGGGTAAATGCGTATAGATCGGTTTGCTGTGCATAAGATGCGGCAAGTCCGCGTAGTAATTCATCCAAGTAGCCTGGGTCAGATCGTTCCAAAAGTTCAATGGATACGCGCTGTTGGCCAGCGAACTTAACCACGTCAACGACTAGATCGTCAATTTCGGTCATGGTGTCTGATGGTGTAGCTAGTTCAGCGGTTTCGGCAACTGTTGGAAGTACCTGCCAACGCGGGATGCGAAATGACATACCAGCGGTTGGAAGTGGCCGACGTTCGATGCTGTCAACGAATGGACGGGACGAGTCAACGACGCCGATAATCTCGCGCATAAATGGAACCGGGATAAGGCCCGAGTTGTCGGTTGTGGTTGCTTCACCAGCTGCGGTTACGAAATCCATCGCTTCGCGGTTGCCGCGCTGTGCGGATAGCATTTTGTGAGCGTACTGGCCAGCTGTTAATGCT